ACTACAGTTGGAATTTCTCTAAAGAACAGCGGTGATATCAGTCAATCGCCTATTCTTGAGAATTATCGTGGTGAATCCAAAGCAGAGATTCGTCCACTTCCTCCAACCTTGATCATCTATACAGAGGTGAAACGCAAGAGGACTCGTATTGTTTATCTTGATCACGATATCATCCTATCCTCATTTCCTCCTGGAACCGATAGTGCTACACTTCACAAGGAAGTATACAACAAAAAGGATTCAGAAGAAGGCAAAGTAGATTCTCAATCTAGTTTAGGATTCAAGTCTGGATTCCTCGCTGGATTTATTCCAAAACTTCCTATGGAATACAAAGTTGACATTCAATTTCCTGAATCAATCCCTGTTGTGCCTGTTGAAAGCATCACAAAACTTGCACTAGACCGTGTTAAGAAAGCAATCGCAGAGAGTCGTCAAACTGTTGACGTTCCTCTCGCTTAACTTCAAAATGGATATTCACTTCTTTAATACAACTCTTTTTACATGCCTTTCAAATTTGTAGACCTTTTCTGTGGAATGGGTGGATTTCATCGTGCTCTAGAGAACTTAGGAGGTGAATGCGTTCTTGCATCCGATATTGATAAAAACTGTCAAGATTCATATGAGCAAAACTTTGGAATGAGACCGTTCGGTGATATCTATCAATTGAAAGTAGAAGACATTCCTGATCATGATGTTCTCTGTGGTGGATTTCCTTGTCAACCGTTCTCAAATGCAGGACGACGAGGCGCACTTGAAGATACACGAGGGACGCTCTTCTACCAAATCGCAAGGATTGTAGAGGCAAAGAGACCACGATACTTACTTCTTGAGAACGTCAAGCATATTCTCAAGGTTCAGAAAGGTGCTGTATTTGAAACCATTCTCAAAGTATTTGATGATCTTGGATACGACATGAAGCATGTAGTTCTAAGTCCACACATGTTTGGAGTTCCGCAGAAACGTGAACGTGTGTATTTCATGGGAGTACGAAAGGACATTGGTTCGGTCAGTCTTCCACCTGAACCTGTGAAGGAAAAGGTCGTCATCTTAGAGAAGAAGAAGGTTGAAACAAAATACAACATCAAACCTGAATTCAAAAGGGTCTGTGAAGCATGGGATGAAATGATTCCAGTTCTAGCAGGAACTGCACTAGGTGTCCCAATCATTCTTGAGTATTTCAAGGAAGATCCAGATGCTGAAGGTATTGCGAAGTGGAAGAAGACCTACATCACTAAGAACAAGAAACTCTACGAAACGCACAAACCTATTTGGGATGCGTGGATGGAAAAACACAAAGAGGTTCTTGAAAAACGCAAGGTCTATGCGAAACTTGAATGGCAAGCAGGAGTTATGAAACCGACTGACAAAGTTCTTGATAATCACTACATTCAATTACGACAATCTGGAATTCGAGTTAAGAATGCAACTGACTTTCCAACGTTAGTTGCGATTGTTCAAACGTCAATCGTAGGATCCAAGGGACGATACATTACACCTCGCGAATGCGCTCGTCTCCAAAGTTTTCCGGAAGAGCATATTCTGCCTGAAAAAGATGCAGTTGCGTATCGTCAACTAGGAAACTCGGTGAATGTCAATGTGGTCGAACATGTTGCGAGACATCTTTTAAAACAGATTTGAGTTTGTCAAAAAATAGTAAACTCAAACACAATGGCGTATAAATCTAAAACAATCTCAGTAACTCTGTTAGACAAACTCATCCAGTTGAGTGTGCCATTTGACGATGATTCACTCAAACGTATTCATCATGTTCTTCCTCAAAATCATTGGACAGATACTAAACCTATCTTTGTATCAGTTGATGATTCATTCACTCTCTTTGAAAAAGTGATTGAAGGAACCGAGTATTTACAAGCAAAACGTGATCGATTTGTAGGGCATTTATGTGGGTATGGGTATGGAACGTATGATGAACTCTCTAGTGCTTTGTTAGAACATAAGCGTGATTAATTCCAGTCAACTCGGCAGTAATGTGAAACAACGCTCCTGCAAGGAACACTGTGATCCATTTGGAGAACCCTGCTTTTTCAGCGACCCAGAAGATAGGCAACAACAACAAACCAACAAGAACTGCTTCGAATAGGAAGTACATTTAGTCTTTAAAATGGAATTGATTTTTTCCAAAACTGAAGAAGGTAGACTAAGATGGAGGAACCTATTTCTAAAACGTTAACTGAACTGAACTTTCCGGATATGAAATACCAAACTGGAGAACAAGGACCTGATTGCTTCTATATAAGACTTTGGCAGGAACCAGATGTTGAGATAAGAATTGAGATTCTCTATGAAGATGGTGGTATAGTAGGATCTGTATTAAGTCATCATGGTATGACTCATACTACAAAATCCTTGATCATGAATACCTTAATGAAGCATCTACAATTGAATTAAAAATCACATGTGAAATCAATGAAGCGTATCACCTATAGTGTGGTCGTAGATCCAGATGTGGATTTTTCTTTGAAAGACTTTGCAACGGATGTAGCGATCTGCTTAGCGGATCCAAATGGGTGGGAATCTAAAGGGTATCGTTTTTTTCAAGTGAAGCGTAATCCGCAAGTTGTGATTCATCTTAGTTCTAAATCAGGTCTTCGCAAAGTAGGATGTGATGACACCTTATCGTGCGCAGAGTTAGGAGGCAAGCAATTAAGAATCAATGTAGAAAATTGGAAACATGGGTCTGCAAAGAGCGGTCAAGATTTGAACGGTTATCGTCAGTATGTTATCTCACATGAAATGGGACACATATTAGGATTTGATCATGTAAAATGTCCTGGTAAAGGATTGCCTGTTCCAATTATGACACAACAAACAATATCAATTGGAAAATGTATACCAAATACAACAATTACATATAACGATATAAAATGAAACCATATACTATACAATAATATAGTGAAATAATGGAAGAATGGAAAAGCATTCCGGGATTTGATGTATATGAATCATCAACACTAGGTAATATAAGGAGAAAGGGTAAATCAATAAAATTATGTAAGAAACCTGAAGGTTATTTGAAAATGACCACATGTATAAATGGAGTTCACTTAACACAATATGTTCATCGTTTAGTTGCTTTGGCACATATACCAAATCCAGAAGGAAAATCTGATGTTGATCATATCAATGGTGATAAATCAGATAATAGAGTAAATAATTTGCGTTGGGCAACTACAAGTGAAAATATTCGGAACACTGCACATAGAAGGTCTCCATTATATGGAATACGTCTACGTGGTGGAAAATATGAAGTACGTGTTACTACTGGTATCTATGTAAGTAAAAGGATTGGGAGATATCTAACGCTGGAGGAAGCACAGATGGCGAGAGACGTTGCACTTCACGGGTGCCTTCCGAATACAAACGTGTAGTGGGTTCCTCTTTTCGGAAACTTGTTTTAGGATTCATCAAGATCCAAGCAACAAAAAGAAGAACTAAGCAAACAACTATCAACTTGATCATTATATTTAGTGATTTAGTTGTTGATTTAATTGGTGAAATGAAGCAACTTTAGTTGCTGTAGGCGAGTCCACCCATTCCGGACATGACTCGGAAGATGTTGTAGTTGACTGCATACATTCGGAAGTTGAACGGTGTTGTCTTGGTAGGTTTTGCAATACCTGAAGAAGTTACACTGTCGAACACGAGGGTGGTTGTGTCAATGCGTGAGAAGTTACAGGTTCCAGATGGTTGATGTTCCTCAGGTTGGAGTGCAAAAGAGTACACATTGATAGCATTAGTGTGAGGAGCATAGTTCACGTTAGGAACTGTAAATGTAACAGATTGTCCAGTAGCGGTGTTCTGTATAGCAGGTTCACTGAGTTGATATGTTCCAGTAAGACCATTACCAGTTCCAAATGCAGCAATGACTGTTCCTGGAGATAAGTAAGCTGCAAGAGTTACAAGAGTTCCTTCATTAATAATGCTACTACCACTTGGTGTGCTGGTAACTTCCAATACATCACCAGTAATATTACATGTTGCAGTAAATGTAGTCACAGTCTGTGAAACTACTTGTGCTCGCGTAGGCCAGAAAGCACCTCCTGTGTGGTGTTGGTAGGGTTGAACCTTCCAGAAGTAATCACCATATCGCTCATCAAAACGGTCCTGGCCGTTGATTTGGAGTCTGCAACGGTTGACGATGTCATCGTAGCTGAATGGTTGAGTGAATCCCATGTTCTTGGTTAACTCAGAACCGCAATCTGTCTTGCGGGCATCCTGGAATACCCACACCAACTCCTTAACAGGGTGATTCAACGTCAAGTCAATTCGGGCACTTGATGTTGTGAGTGTTTGTTGAAGACCGAACTGGAGTTGGTCAATCAAATACTCATGAGACTGTTGAGCAAATCGGCGACGCTCATCGACATCTAGGTAAACGTAGTCTACATAGAGTGACATATCCTTCAACTGGGGCAAGTTTGCGGCTGCAGTTGAAACACTTCCAGCAGTTCCAGCAGTTCCAGATACCAAATCAGTTGCAGGGTTCAATGTAACATTGATGCGAACCTCGTGATACTGGAGGGCAATCAATGGCAATGCAAGACCTGGGTTTCTGCAGAACCAGAATTGGAGAGGAATGTAGAGAATCGCTGGGCGACCTCCGCAAGAGACTGCAGTGGTCTCTGTACCTCCAAGGTATCCACCCAACATACTGTCTAACTTGACGGAGTTATCAAACCCTGAGGTCAAGTTCTCCCACAAGAACAACCATTCACCGTAGTGAGTGTCAATGATCTGTCCACCAATCTCGACCTCAATCTTCTTGAGGAGTTGGTATCCAAGACGACGCTCATATGCAGCTGTCCACTTGACATTTGCAGTATATGTGTCTGGAAGTTGAACCTCCAAATAGGTCTTGTACATCAAGTCCGCATTGCGGTTGATGACGGCAACGACACGTTGACCATACTGAGGTGAACCCGTAAAGTTCACACGGAATGCCTCCATGGCAAAGTTCGTATGACGCTTGTAGAGAACCTTCCAGAAGGTAATGTGAGGATTTCCAGTGATATACGCATCCTGAGCACCATAAGCAACGAGTTGTAGAAGACCACCGCCCATTATGTTTATTCTTTGCGAGGATATATTCTTCTGAGTTTGACACAATGGCACGACTCAATCAAACAAGAAGGTTTTGCAAGTGTATTAAGAAAGTTGGAAAGACCTTTCGAAATGAAAAAGGACCCATCGCGGTCTGTGTTAAATCTGTATTATGGACACGAGGGCGAACACTCAAACGATTCAAATGTGGACGAAACGCTAGAGTGACTACGCAGAAGCGAAAGTAACACCGAATCCTTCAAGTGCTTGTTTTGCTGCCATCTGTTCTGCTTTCTTACGAGTGGTTCCTTCACCCGTTTCTTTTAACGTTTTTCCTTTGAGAACAATTGTGACTCGAATCAAAGGATCATTGGAGTCTATCATCGTATACGTAGGAGTTGTCGCAAACTCACGCTGGCAATACTTCTGAAAGATATCCTTGTAGTTGGTGATAGTAGTGACAACATCCTGGATGTCCAAATAGGCTTCCAGAACGTTGGTGACGAATGAGTAGACAATGTTAAATCGGTTTCCACAATCTGTCCATAACGCACCAATAAAAGCTTCAAATATGTCTCCCAGTTTCTGAATGTTTCGTCGTCCATTAATAGCCACAGACTCCTCGTTGTGCCTAGAAATGACATAGAATGTATCCAGTCCGACTTTTTGACATAAGGCTCCGATTCGCTCATTATTAACAAGTTCCTTGCGAGCGTCTGTGAGAAAACCCTGCTTCTTGTCAGGGTATTTACGTCGTAGATAGGTTGCAACGCAGACTCCGAGCACGGAATCACCTTCAAACTCGAGGCATTCGTACGATTCATCTTGGAGGGGCATGACACCAGAGGGACACGGAGCAAGAGACGCCGGTCGTCCATCGGGTGTAGTGTATTCAGATCGTTTGACATAGGTGGTATGAACCATTGCGGTTTGAAAGACTCTTGCATTTGAAACACGATAATGAGGCAAACCATGGCGATGCAATATACGGTGGATATCCTTCTCTGTAAAGAATCGGTTACGGGCATTGTAAGGTGAGTATACATCGGTCATTATGAATTGTAGTTTCTATCCAATCTTTTATCCGTTTTTCTACACAATGGGAGCTGCTCAGTCCATGGCATACACAGAAGAACCAGATCCGTTACCTAAACAATATTCTGCTCAACCGCTTGAACTCTCAAATGTCCGGTATAACACTCCATGGAAATGTGATATGGCAATCGGACTTGTTTTTTTCAATCCTGCCAAATCCAAACGTATGGTGATGAACTACTTCTACACAATTGAAAAACTCAAACTTGCAAATATTCCGTATTATACTTTGGAGTTGGTCTTTGATAAGCAAGAACCCGAACTTGCCGATGCGTTTCATGTCTGGAGTAAATCGATCCTGTTCCACAAGGAGAACCTCTGTACAATTCTAGAATCCAAGATTCCTTGGTGGTTTTCCAAAGTCTTATTCTTGGATGCCGATATCATCTTTGGTAATCCTCACTGGTATTGTGAAGTCTCAGATGCATTGAACAAAAACGATGTAGTTCAACCGTTTACATCGGCAGTCTGGATGGATATCACGTATACAAAAATCATGCAAGAACGTTCATCCGTTCTCTACATGAATCGTAAACAAAACTTTGATCATAAGTTTCATCCAGGATTTGCGTGGGCGTTCCGTCGCAAATGGTTTCGCAAAGTTGGGTTCTTTGAGTATGGAATCACCGGAAGTGGAGATACACTTTCAGCAGCAGCATGGTTAGATGTCAAGTTTCCAGCAACGTATCTCAAACCTGCATTGAT